GTGGTAAGCAAGCAAGAGCTGACAAGAAGAACATCAGAAGCAACTTTGACTGGTTCTTTAAGACCTACAAGTATGATTGGGATACGGTTATAAAAGCTACAAAGCTATATGTAGATGAGTATGAGACTAAGAATTTTCTGTACATGAGAACCTCTCAGTATTTCATCAGTAAATCAAATCCTGATAGAACTCGTGACTCTGAATTGGCTAACTATTGTGCACAAATTATTAGTGGTGATTATCAAGATGATAGAAATCATTTCTCAGAAAAAGTTGTTTGAGTCATAATTTTTATTTAGTTTTGAGCCTGCAGTCAATTATAGCACAAGGGTAATCGCCTTTGTGCTTTTTTATCTAAACAACATGGAGACACCCACCCTCTGGAAAAGCCAGAAAGAAGCCTTTCAGCAATCTCTTGAATACATGAAGGGGAGAATGGAAGGTAGGATTAAAAGTATTAAGACTCCGTGGACCAAGTTTAATGATGCAACTACAGATGGTATAGAATGGAGCTCACTCACTGTTATTGGTGGTAGACCCGGTGCCGGCAAAACCCTGATTAAGGATCAGATTATTAGGGAAGCTTTTGAACGGAATGAAGGGGAAACTTTCAGAGTGCTAGAGTTTCAGTTTGAGATGCTGGCTAGAACCAGCGCTATCAGAGAGTACTCAAGTGTTATAGGCAGAACCTATAAATACTTGTGTAGTGCAGATGGAAAGCTTACCAATGAAGATTTGGTAAGATGTTATGATTATGCCAAAAAGAGAATTGGGTTCCCAATTGATGTAGTAGAAGAACCTATTACAGTAAATGAGTTTAAGGAACAAATAGCTCTGTATATGAGACAGCATGCTATCCGACATGAGGATGGTAGCTTTGAGTATACAAAGACTATTGTATCCCTTGACCACTCTCTTTTGCTTAAAAAAGCTCCTTTTGAAAAGGACAAGTATGATACCCTGTATAATCTAGGTGAGGCTATTACCGAACTGAAGAGAAGGTATCCTATTGCATTTATTATTCTGAGCCAGCTTAACCGTAGTATTGACAATCCTGAGAGGAATGAAGACGGTAAGTATGGTAATTACATCCTTGAGTCTGATATATTTGGATCAGATGCTCTATTGCAGCATGCTGATACTCTTATAGGGCTCAATAGACCCGGTAAACAGAAGATTAGATTCTATGGTCCGGACAGATTTGTAATAGAGAATGATAGAGTTCTTGTTATGCACTTCCTGAAATGTAGGAATGGTGATAACCGAATGAGCTTCTTTAAAGCTGAGTTTGAGAAAATGAAAGTTACTGAGATGGAGACACCGCCTCAGCAAGAAAGAAGAATTTCTAAATAATAAGTAATATGAGTATAAGTACAAAAGCTGAGTTAACAAGTAAAGAAAAGATTGCCCTGCTAAGAGAAAAGCATCAACCAATATTTGATGCTCTACAAGTAAGTAATGCTTTATTCTTTCCTAAGATGGCTTATAGACCACACGGAAAAGATGAGCTTTATATTAGCTTTTTTGCTAGTGAGCTAAAAAGAGAGGGAGACATTTATACTGAGTTTGTTAGCAGAGACTATGTTTCTGAGGATAGCAATAGAACTCTATGGATGTGGCGTTATAATCCACATTGGGAAGAAGAGTATGAATCTACTGAGCCCAATGATTTAGGACATGTAAGATATTTGGTTCCTGTCAGTGAACTAATTAAGGTTAACATGCCTAAGGAAAAAATGACTCCAGACCCATTTGAATCATTTGGTCAAGATCTTATAGATGATGCGCCAATTGATGAAATGACTATTAGAGACTTTGCTACCATTATGACTGGCAGACCTCTTAGCACAAAATCTTGGTTAAACAATCTTATATCAGGTAAATGAGCGAAATAGTATTGCCAATGACCAAGGTCTCTGCTGAGACTAAAAGTCCAAAGAACCTTATTATCTTCTCTAAACCTAAGGTGGGTAAAACTACCTTGCTGGCTAATCTAGATAATTGTCTTATCCTAGACTTAGAAGATGGTTCTGATTATGTAGATGCTGTTAAATTAAAAGCAAGATCTATTGATGATATCCGCGCTATTGGTAAAGCTATCAAAGAAGCGGGTTATCCTTACAAGTATGTTGCTGTTGACACTATTACCGCTCTTGAGGAAATGTGCATTCCTTTGGCTGAGGAGATGTATTCTAAATCTTCTATGGGCAAAAACTGGTTTACTGAGGGTAAACCTAAGTACGGAAGTCTTTTGAATATGCCTAATGGTGCTGGTTATCCCTGGTTAAGGGAGGCTTTTACCAAAGTGGTAGATTATCTAAAAACTTGGGCTCCTAGAATTATTCTAGTGGGTCACGTTAAAGATGTAGTACTTGATAAAAATGGTTCAGAGTTTAATGCTCTAGACCTTGATTTGACTGGTAAACTGAAGAGGATTACTAGTTCTCAGTCTGACGCTATTGGGTATTTGTTCCGCAAGGGAAATAAAAATATTCTTAGTTTTAAGACTACAGATGAAATATCTTGCGGTGCCAGGCCGGAACATCTAAGAAACAAAGAAGTGATTTTATCAGAGCTTGATGCTGATGATAAGCTTACTACTTTTTGGCCAAATATCTATATTGACTAATTTTTTAACTAAGTAAAAATGATTACTACAAAGAACATTACCTCAGGTGGAGGTACACCAAAAGTTATTCAACCTGGTATAGTTGAATGCAAAATTAATTCTGTTTCTCTAGATAAAGTTCCTTACAAAGAAGGGGCTTATCATCTATCTCTTAATGTTGAGTCTACCCCAATGGGTGATGACTTTGAGGGATTCTTGATTGATAAGGACAACCCTGATAGTGGTAGATATGATGGTCAAATTGGTCGTGTAAGATTTTCTGAGTGGCCTTATTCTGATGGCGAAACTAAGACTGGTATCAAGATTTCAAGAGATACTGAGATTGTAAAGGCTGTACAGAATATCTGTAAAGAAACTCATTGCACAGACTGGCTTGAAGCACAAGACAACAAGCATGAGACAATTGAGGAATTTGTAATGGCATTCAATAGTGATAAGCCATTCAAAGATAAGTTTGTTAAAATGTGTGTTGCTGGTAGAGAATACATGAACAAAGCTGGTTACATGAATTATGACTTGTATTTACCAAGAGCAGGTCGTGGTCAATCTAGCATTGAGAGCACAGAAAAAGAGCTAAGCAAGCTTATTGCTTTTGACTCTGAAGCTCACATTAAGAAGGCTAAAACAGAATCTGTAACATCATTTTCTGCGGGAAGTGATGATGATTTAGATGTTCCAACAACATCAAAAGTCTCTGCGGATTTTAATTTAGATTTATAAATTAAAGGTTGTAAAGGGGGTGTAACAGCCCCCTTTATATTTTTATGATACGCACTAAGCACATAGTAAATAGTCTGTTGGATATTCCAACATCATGGATATTTGAGACCTATTGTAATCTTAGTGATAAACTGGTTGGTCAGGATGTAAAGATATTATCTATGTTTAATCCTAGGGACAGTGTACCTTCTATGGTCATTTTCTGCAGGCAGGATAGATATTTCTTCAAGGATTTTTCTACTGATAGAGGTGGTGATGGTATAAAGCTACTCATGTATCTCTTTAGCCTAACAAAAGGTGAGGCAGTAGAAAAACTAATTACTGATTACGGTGATTATCTAAAAAACACAGGTCAATGTGTATCAGACACTATTATCAAACAAAGAGCTCAGTTTACACTAGAGTCTTATGATACTAGGTCCTGGACCACAGCTGATGCGGAATACTGGACAGCATATGGGATTGATTCTGATATGCTAGAAAAGTATAATGTGAGGCCCTTGAGTTCCTTTACTTTTAGTAAACAGGATGATGGGGTGTATGACTTCTTTGTGACCCAGCGTCCTTATGTGTATGGTTATTTTAGGGAAGATGGTACTTTGTACAAAATCTACCAGCCATATAACAAGGACAAGAAGTTTATGAAGCTTGCTACCTATATACAAGGTATGGATCAGCTAAAGTTTAATAAACCACATCTTGTTATTACTAGTTCTCTCAAAGATGGTATGTCCCTAAAGAAACTACGGTATCCTGTAGAATTTATAGCGCCTGATTCTGAGGGCTCGGTAATTAGAGAAGAAGTCATTACTTATCTAAAGAGTAAGTACAAAGTAATTACATGCATGTTTGACAATGACACTGCTGGTGTAAAAGCTATGGAAAGGTACCATGAATTATATGGATTACCTAGCTTACTTTTACCAATGGAAAAAGATCTTTCTGACTCTGTAAAAAAACATGGTCAAAAAGCTGTAAAACAAGTACTTACACCTTTAATTAATGTATATGAACAAGGAACAGAAAAAAACAATGGAACGATTTGAAACATGGATGGATAGTCTCCATCTACAAACTCTTACTGATGAATTAAAGAATGATATTATTGAAGCAGTAAGAGATTTAATTGAAGAAATGGAAGAACTAAATGACTAAAGGTTATATAGGTATTGACATTGGAAAGAAAGGTGCTATAGTCTACCAACATCCAGACGGGAAAATTGAAGCTTATGCTATTCCCATGATTAAAGATGAGGTAGATTATGCATTTATGTATGACATCATACAGCACATGAATGCTAGACATTATGAGCTCTATGATTGTCATCCACATATGATTTTTGAAAAGCTTGGGGTTATCTTCGGTAGCTCTAAGACAACTGCATTCTCTATGGGTCACCAATCTGGTGCTGTAGAAATGATGGCTATTGCTCTTCGTATTCCTTATACAAAGATTCCTGCTAAACAATGGCAGAAAGAAATGTTTACAGGAGTAGAGGAGATTACAATAACAGGGAAAACTACTAGAGATACTAAAGCAATGGCATTGGTAGCTGCTAAAAGATTATTCCCGGGTCAGGATTTTACACTTACAGAGAGAGCTACCAAAGCACATGATGGTATGGTAGACGCATTATTGATGTCTGAGTATGGAAAAAGAAAAGGTCTCTGAGAAAGCTGTACTAGATTATGATGGATATAAAAGTGTAAGGTCTATGTTGCTATCTGAAACTAAAGCAGATAGAGATATGGGTCTTGGTATATTACAAAATATAGATGAGAAGAAATGTCTTCCTTTTATTCTGTTTACTGCTATAGAGTTTAGTCAAATGGATTCACATGTGCCTAGAACTGTTTTATGGGCTATGTATAGTAAAGTAAGGTCACTAAATGCTATTAGTAAAATTATTGATATAAAAACTAAGTATATGGCAGATCCTTTTGGATATAATAAGCCAGATATGATTGTAAAACTTGTAGATGACCAGGTTTTAAATAAATATTCAGATCATTCTACTAGACAGTATCTAGACAGCATTGTAGAAAGAATGAGTATTACACAAGTTGTAGATGCCATTCTAATACAAGATGATCCTGAAAGATTCTATCCCTTAGAAGAAGACATTGAAAGGTTTATTGTAGATAAACTAATTAAGAATTGGCGTGTCCATGAGTACAAATTAAATATCCCTGGTTTTGAAATGAAGTTTAATATCCGGGATGCAATAGAAATAAGAAGACATGAGCTTAACAAGAAATGAAAGTCTTTCTA